TTGCAATATCATTTGCGGCCTGAAGCTCTCTAATATCCTCTCGAATACGTATAAGCTCATCACTCGGCACCTTACGACGCATTTCGCTTAGCATTACGTTCAGCTTCTGTGTATAGGTTTTCTTCAGAGCTGCGGCTTGATTTCCTGGGTCTGAGAGCCGTTCAACGGTAGCAGTTGCCGCGGCAATCAACTTCATAAGGTCTAAAACTTTCCTATACTTTTTCATAATGTAATCAATAAGAACCTTGAAGCCTTTTTGCTCAAGGTTTTTGATTAGATCATCGGCAAATGTTACATTCATGTCAATGCCCTTCATGTTCGCGGCATCCATAACTGAGCGCATTGCAGAGTTCATTTCTACGACCTTCGCGCTCATCAGGTCAATAGTTACCCCAAACTTTATCCCAAGCTGATCCTGCAGTTCTTGCAACTTGGCTGCAATTTTGCTTTCTTTTGTGGCAAAAGATAGGTCGGGGTTCTCAAGAATCCACGCAATGTCTCGGTTGTAATCCCTAAACATATTCGTCATTTCCTCAAGAATCAGCTCCTGACCCTTCTTGAACTCCTCAAGGCGCGCCGTAGTTGCCTCGGTTAGGCGTTTCCAATCCCGCGAGTCGGTTGCCTCGTCAACAAGGTTTTCAAGACCCTCAAAGCGAAGGTCGGAGATATCTTTTTCGTACTTCTGCTGCGCCTCGCGCAATTGAACTGCACGTTGCAGAGGGTCAATTGACTCATCGTATTGCTGAAGCGTTGCAAGACCGAGGTCGTATTCAGCCTCAGCAAGCGCTTTGATGCGCTCCTGCTCCTTCCTTCGTTCCGTTTCAATCTTGAGCCGCTCTGTGACCATCTTGAGGTTAATCTCGCCAGCGTTGATCTCGTCCTCAGTGAGGGGCAGAATTGAATCAAGTATGTCTTTGTATTCATCAAATGATCTACTAATCCCCTGCCTATTCTTAAAAGTTGTAAAGCTCAACTCTTGCTCAATCTTGAGCAGTTCTTCATACTTGACCACTTCGCCTGAGTCTAGTGCGTATGGATTCTCAAAGTCAGGGTTGATAATGTCGTTAAGAACTTCCTCGGCAACCTTCTGAAGGACTTCAAGGGCATCAGCAACGCGCTGCTTTGCAATTGCCAACAATCCATTATATTTCGCTAGGGATTTATTTGCGGCATCCTGCTGGTTGATAAGAAGTTTTTGATAGTTGGTCAAATCCCTCATGCTGCTCTTGGCTTGCTCAATGACCCTTGGATAGCGGGATTCGCGCTCTGCCTGCCTGAAGCCAACCATTGAGCGCTGGTTCATGTCATTATTAATTCTAGTGCCAGAGCCGTCGGTAGTTACCGTTGACGGGGCGTAATATGATGTCCTGTAATACCCAGATCCGTCAAGAACAGTTCCGCGTGTGTCGTAGTAAATACTCCTATTCTTATCAGCGTACCCAGGATCTCCGGGCTTAAGTTCGGCGTTCTTTCTCTCTTCCTCTGCCTCTTCAGCTTTTCCAAACAAAAATGCGATAAGGAAACCGATTGCAGCAATAATTGCCACAATTGCCAAAACAAGACCTCCGGTAGCCGCACCAACTGCAACCCCTGCGGTTACAAGCGCTGCCTTGACAGCCGTGAATGCTGCGCCAAGTAGCGGAAGCGTTTGAATGAATCCTCCTACCGCCATCAGAGTCGCTTTTATTGCCGCGATGATTGGGGGCAGGACCATGCCGAGCGCCGCGAGCGCGAATGTGAAATCAAAAACTGTCTGTATGGCGGCAGCAGCCTCAGGGCTAATGAGACCAGACTGAGCGGCGCCCTGGGTGGCCATGGTTCCAACCATCCCGATTGCCATTGCCCCACCGGATAGCGCTCGCAGTTTAGACATACTTCCTACGGCTTTGAGTGACGCAATATGAAATGCGCGCATCTGAACCGTTGCCCTAAAGAGGGCGCCTGTAAGAAGGCCGATTCCCGATATTACCAGCTTGCTTGCAATGCCCACCCCAAGAAGGAATCCGATTGCCTTAAGGACTGGCTCCATTTTGCTTAGGACGTTGAAAACTATTCCTAGGACTGATGCTACGGCAGAAATTGTTGGAGCTAGTCCCTTAAACGCTGCGGAAAGGCCAGCGATAACCCCTTGGCCAATCATCCCGAGAACATTCGTAAGCGCTGGCATGAATTCATCCCTAAAGACGGCAATCATTGGCTCAATGCTGGCAGCCATTTGCTTAAATGCCTGCCCAATGCCGAATAGGTTTTGGTTCACTGCCATTTTCAGCGCACCTAGGATCGTTATGAGAATCCCAATGCTGACCATGAATGGGTTGGCTGAGGCAAACTTGAATGCAACGCCAATTAGGGCGGCTGTCGCTACGATGGTTCTTGCAAAATCATTTTCAAGAAGTTTAATTGTTTCCCTTACCCCGATTGCAAAAGCGCCAAAAGTTCCCCCGACACCTCCGACGGTTGAGTTAATCATTGACATTGCATTAGCAAAGTCTTGACCAATTTTCTTGCCAATGCTCATCAAAAGTGCGCCCATCGGCTTCAATTGCACAAGAATCTTGCGAACAACATCACCAAAGGCAAGTGCTTGCTGGCGAACGCTTGGGTCTTGCAGGAAAAGGCTGAATTCGTAGGTTATATCCCTAATTGAGTTGTAGAGCGGCCTAAACATATCTGCCACAAGGCTCTGAGACATGTCGGCAACCGTGCTGAATGCACCTGCAAATGTTTTTGATTGAGCAATCATTCCGCCGCCGAAATCTCGCTCGAGCCCAGCAAGAATCGCCCGCGAGGCTACCTCTCCTGAAACTTGACCTCTAGTCGTAAGTCGGCGTACTGTTTCAATCGCATTAGATTCAAGTTGTGCATAAAGAGTCTCTTGACCTTTAATGATTTTGTCGCGATTACCAGAACTGTCTCTAGTGATCTCCTTCATGAGCTCTTCGGCGATATACTTGTAGCCACCGATACCAGCGTTTGCCAGCTGCATCATGTCGTTCTGGTAGACACGACCAGCTTGCTTCATCTGCCCGAGTGCGTAGGTGATTCTTCGGAAGGCGTCTGCCCCGCCGCCAAGTGCCGCCACAGCGTTACCTACGGAAACGATACCGCCCGAGAATTTATCAACTGACTCTGCGTTTTCACGAAGAATTTCAGACATGTCAAACCCGAATGCTCTCATTCGGAGTGTTGACTCTTGGATTTCAGCGAACCTAAATGGCGTAACGTTCGCAAACTCTCTAATGGTGTCAATTACGCCTTCGGCTGCCTGCTTTGCGTTGTCATAGCCCATCGCCATGTAGTCAATGCCAACCGTCCCTTCTCCAAGCAGCTCGTTTGTTGCCTCTGCCTGCTTTCTTTGGTTGTCAAATAGGGTTGTAAATCCAACAGTTGCCTGCTCCAGCATTGAGTTGAACTTAACAACACCACCCTGAAGATGTCCGAACACCTGCTGTAGTTGTGAGGCAACGGCGTGAATCGCCTGATATCCGAAGGCCATGCCAAGAACACTTTTTATCTGGCCGGTGATTGCGTCGCCTTCCCTTACAACGCCACTTATAGACCTAGCCGCGCCAGCGGCGGCAACCGAAAGCTGATTGTATGATTTTGATGCTGCATTTGGGCCAGCAGACATCTGGTTGCCAGCATATTGAGACTTTGGGAAAACTTGCGCTTCGTTCCTTCTTTCGGAGCGATGGAGCATTGCATATTCTCTCGCAAAGCCACCGCGCATTTCTCGCATCATGCGAGTTGCTATAAGTTCCTGACCCTTACCCCTTGCGGCGGCTGGCGCTGATTTTGCAAGCGAATTAAGAGCGGCAGATGCTTTTCTTGCGGCTGCCGCAAGACCCTCAAGCCCTGATACCGCTCCACGAGCGGTAGCCCTTGGCGCGGCTGTCTCAACCTGCTTAGTTGCGGCGGCTGCTTCGGCAGCTTTTCTCGCCTGCGCATCTTTTCTGGCCCGATATTCTGCCTCGTATGGTGCGAGTCGTTTTGCCTGGGCGGCAAGCTCAGCCTCATTGAAGCGACCACCAGTCCTAAAGCGACGAGGGGTTAGGTCCTTGGTGCCTGCGTCTGAAACCGATGTTGCCGCCTGCTTCGCAACTGCAATCCGCTCTCTGGCACCAGCCATCGCGACTTGGGTTTTCTGCGCCTCAGTTGCCCTATCGGTGGCAACGGCTTTCCTCGCAGCCTCTTCACGTAGGCGCTGTTCACGATTGAAATTTGTCGTAAGAAGTTTCCGCTCAGCGGAAAGCGACTCTGCCTTTCCTGCATATTCCCCGGCAGCGGAGATTGACTTTGCCCTAGCCTTGGCAAGGTTTTCAATAAGTCCACGGAATCCAGCGGCATTCTTGCCAGCTGCTCGCAGTGACGAATCATCAAGTCCAACGCTCTTTAGGACATCTTGTGACAGACCAGTTTTCTTAACCGCCTCGCCAATTGCGGCGATTGCTGGCTTAAGGGATTTTGCCTGATCTCTTGCGGCGCTAAAGCCTTGTGCAGTTTTGTATGAAGACCTAATGAGGTCTTGCATCTGGATTGGTATATTTGCCAATCCGCGCATCTGCGAAGCCTTACGCTCAAGACCGCCTATCTGCTGGGTGAGAGCGGCAATGCGCTTGGCAGCGCTATCGCCACCCTCAACCTGCAGGCCTATCTTTAGGTCAAATTTTGCCTGATCGTCAGCCATTCTTTAGTAATTCCGCCTTCGCTTCTGGAGCACCGAACTGAGCAACCATTTGATCCATTGATTTTGTTGATCCGATTGTTTGATCAAACGATCCAGATGAAGGCGACTTACTCTGACGCTTCATCTCTGCGTCCCTCTTCTCTGCGTATGAGGCAAAGTCCGAGAGCTGGGGAAGCGTCAGTTGGAGAAATTGTTCTGGTGTGAAACCGAATGCATCAGAATATGATGCAGAAAGTTCACCCCAGTTTATACTTCCCCAGTCGCCTCCTCTTTTCCCGATGTAACCTGATCTGATCCAAGGAGACCGCTTGCCTTGAGCACTTTATTGACTTCCTCTTGCATGGTGTGGATATTGAAGCGTTCGCCAACCTGCTCAATGGTTACTGGCTCACCCTTCTTAATGACCAACCAAAGAATCTTGCGGATTACTGTGAAGCGACTTAAATCAACCTTGTCAAGTGGACCGAATTCTTCCTCTAAATCGGCAAGATCGTTAAGATTGAGGGCCTTACCACCCTTGAGTTCAACTAGATTTCCCATTGCTCTCCCGTCGCAGCCTACTGCTGCTCTTTACATTTATGCCCGACCAGACGACTTTTGTCGTACTTTGGTGGGGGCGGGTACAGTATACCCTGATTTGATCCCAGTTGTGAAGACTAGGAATCTTTCTTATGGGCCGAGAGCCGAAGCCCCCAGCCCATAAGATTAAAGCCAAAAGGCCTTAATTACGCCTCAATGAGGCAGATGGTCGGCTCCGCCGATCCACCGGTCGTCACGAGGAGTGACGTGTCCACGACCGCCATGAAGTCAACATCTTGGACGATGATGTCTTCTCGGGTGAACGGAATGTTCAGGCTCATCGTGTACGCCTTTGGCAAGTGGATCTTGACCGTCTTGGACGAGTCATCGGTCCTCTGGTGCGTGAAGCGGACATAGAGCGGGCGTGGGAGACCGGCTCCTGCCGTGGTCGCCTGCCCCGAGCCACCGTCAACGTCTGGATCAAACACGAACGAGCTAGGCTCGGCTGTGCTGATAAACGAAGCGGTTCCGTTGCTATTGAAGAAGTTTTTGAGTGAGTTAACGTTCAACTCAACTTGTCGGGCTCGCGCCTCAACCTTCCCGCCGAAGTGTGCCTTCATAATCGGGAAATTGAACTGACCGTAGAACTCGCGCTCCTGATAATTGATGTCAAACTCGACATCGCCAGCGATCTGGCCAATCGAGAACACGGATGTGTAGCCACCAGAGGCGGACGTAAAGTAGCTTGACGTCCCCTTCGCGCGACCGCTCACCCAGTAAGCGACTTCCAGTACGCCAGAACCAAGCGTAAGCATGTTTCTGTGCTCCTTGCTTTAAGACTTAATTAGGTTGTACCGAATGATTCTTCGGTATTCAAGTGCCTCATCGTCGTACCCATCCGCTTCATATACTTTGGAGCAGAGATGTACTACGACACCATTAGGACCCGAAAGCCGCTTTCGGTTTATCAGCGTGTCAACCCGAGCAGAGATCGTATTCAGCTCAGTAGTGCTAGCCCCACTGGAGATGAGGACATCTACTGTTGGACGATCTACTGGCAGACCAACATCCGCTGAGCCGCTAAGCACAGCAATCCGAATCGCCGGCAAGGTGCTCTTGCCGACATGGGTAATGGGGTACACCTTCTTATCCGTGTTTGAGCCCGAGAGAAGCCCCTGGAGCGTGGCATCCCCACTCAGCGCGGTAAAGAACGATTCGTACACACCAACCATAGGCATACTTTACGCGTATTTGTTAAGGCAGCCAATAGACCGCCGATCTACGCAGAACCGCTATCTATGGACATTTTTCTTTGTTACGGTAACAATGCACCGATGGCAGCAGCCAAGATTCCAGCCGACTTGCACACCTCCCAAGAGGAGGCTGTTGCGCTTTCCTACTGGAGGGGGCATATGGACGCAAAGATGGACGACTTGACACGAAGGGTTAGCAGCATTGAGGACAAGATTAATACGATTCACGAAGACGTCCAGAAGATCGTGCTGAGCCTTGAGAAGCGGGACGCAGCCGACACACAGGTTAAGGGCATCCTTCGCTGGATAGCCCCCGACTCCGCAGCCGCTATTGCCATCGCGGTGGCCCTCATCGCAGTTGCCCTGAGGTTCATCCCCTAATCCACATTTCAACATTATTGTTGTGGACAGAACGCTGTTTGATGTTGTATACTGTTGTCCATTGAGACAACTAGTGCCTAACCCGTAGCCGGGCTGGGTCAGGGAGGTTCAATGATAAGCAGGGCAAGCGCCCTTGAAGAGCTGCGAAGGATGCAGTCGTTTAAACCTCGCGGAGCAAAGTGCACCGCCGGTCTTGTTACAAAAATATTGCAGGGTGAAGATCAAGCAGCCTTTCTTGAGGCGCTTGTAGATAAAACCATTGACGCCAGCACCATTAGTGTTTGGCTTGACCGTAAGGGTCACAAGGTGAGGCGACACACCCTTGCTCGCCACCGACGAGGGGAGTGTGCCTGCAGTGAGTGAGTTAGACGAACTGAAAGCAATACAAAGCGAGAAATCAGAAACAAAGCGTTCAGCACGCAAGCACCCAGAGGGATGGGAGCCTGGGATTACATGGAATGGCAATGAAGGAACAGTCACGACGACTGGTATGCCAGCAGAGAATGCCCCAGACTGGGACGCTGTATTAAAAGTTTGGGGGCTTGACCCAGCAAACTTTGAAGTCGTAGAGCCAGTTCTTTTCAATGTCTGGGGAGACACCCTCGGCGTGCTCAACAGGCAGTGGAAGGGCAAGGTTGTTCGCAAGGGTGTAGAGCGTGGCGTTGACCTGAATGACCTGATTGATGAAATAAAAAGTCATAAGACGCGAAAAGTCACGACGTTTGATGGCGACACTGCACTTGTTGTGGGAATCTCAGACATGCAGATGGGCAAGGGTGAGGGCGGTGGATCTGAGGGTATCGTCCGAAGATTCTTGGCTGGTATCAACGAGGTTGAGCATCGCTGGAAAGAACTGATCAAGATTGGCAGGAAGCTAGATCGCCTCATAGTTTTGGGGCTTGGTGACCTCATTGAATCCTGCGACGGGCACTACGCCATGCAAACCTTCCAAAACGATCTTGATCGGCGAGAGCAGGTCAAGGTCGTGCGAAGACTTCTAGTCAGGGCACTAACCTCGTGGGCGAAGATTGCCCCGAGAGTCGTGGTTGCCTCGGTTCCGGGGAACCATGGAGAGAACCGACGGAATGGAAAGGCCTACACCTCATTCAGCGACAACGACGATGTTGCGGTGTTTGAGCAGGTTGCAGAGATTCTCGCTGCTAACCCAGAGGTTTATGGAAACGTAACATTTATGTTTTCGCAGGACGAACTTACGCTAACGATGGATGTTCACGGCACAATCCTTGGGCTTGCTCACGGGCATCAAGCCCGTCGGGGTGGTGCGGTATCTGCCGCAAAGATCAAGGCATGGTGGAAGGATCAGGCATACGGGATGCAAAGGGTTGCTGATGCAACAGTTCTGGTGACTGGTCACTATCATCACCTTTCAGTTCTTACCGAGGGGATCAGGACGCACATCCAGGCACCGTCTCTCGACGGTGGATCACAGTGGTTCACCGAGACGGCTGGTGTAAAGTCAGCGCCGGGGCTTCTCACCTTCACGATCAGCCAGCGCGGGTGGGATGACCTGCGGGTTCTTCCCTGCATTACCGAGAGCGCTTAACGCTACTCGCAATATGTTTTTGAAGGGCCTTGCCGTATAGCGCGGCAAGGTCCTTCCCAAGGCTCTTAAGGGTCTTCTGCAGCGTAAAATATTGAATACCCTCCTCAAAGAACCCATATAGTTCTTCTGGGTATTTAAAATATGGTTTTCCAGAATATTGGTCTATCGGATCTCCGCCATACAAGACCCGCATTGTTCCGTCTCTAGCAACTTGTTGCTGATAAATGCTGTATGGTGCGCCATCCTTAACCAGCGATCTTTGCAGGGTCCCAGTTTTAACCGGCGTCCCAAGACCAAATCCACCCTTGCTCCTGCCATCCTTGCCTCGTGGTCTGGTTTTTCTAAATATAGTTGCTAGGCTTGTTCCATACCGCCTGTGATAAATCGCTGACCTAATCATGTCAAAGCCCCGACCCTGAAGCTTTACAAGGGCAGCCTTCGCCCGCTTGGTTTCAACTGCTTTTGCCAACGCACGAAGTGCAGCCATCGCCTCGTTAATTCCAGACAAACCAGCAGTGCGACTTCCGCGACCAATGGTCCTGTAGGCCATTAGCGCTCTACCCGCTCAGCCCTGACGATGACATGGTGCTTGAGGCTCTCCTGCTCGATTCCGATTACCGTATATGAATAACCGTCTGCAGTAAGGACATCTGTCTGGCTGGGGCGATCTGTGCCAGTCAGAAATGGCAACCAAAAGCGATAGACCTGCCGCTCAATTGATCCGGTCCCCGTCCGGTCGTACGATCCCTGCTGTTGCTGGTAGTGACCCTTCTTCGTCCACACGGTAGAAGTTGTGATTGTTGGAGTTCCGTCGGCGGCGTGTCCGGTTTGCCCCTTCCGAGTGAGTGTGACGTTTGTAGCAAACCCTGGCAGCGCCATTAGCGCACCGAGATAAACCGATAAGGATCAAGAATGGTGCATGCAGCAGATGGAACCTGCAAGACACTTGCACCACTAGCCGGTTTGTCGGAATACATCTCCATCTCTCCAACGCGTAGTCGTGAAAGACCGGTCAGCCCCTGCTTCGCAAGGCTGTCTCTTGCAATCATGTCAACTGCGGTAAGTGCAACAGCATCCTTTATGTCTGTGGGCGTGTATTGATAACCGTGGGTATAAGTGATTTGAGCCACAGGCTCAATAAGCCCAAGGGCTACAATCGCTGGGAATAGCGAGTAAGTCACGTTTGCAAGGCTCGTGATCTCTACATACCCACGGTCAGCATTGATGTAAATATCATTGACTGTAAACGCTGCATTCTGCTGATTGCTCACATAGACGACGAATGAACTGACGGCAACAATCGGTTTTTCTCGGGGGTATACGCGACGACTCTTCTGATTCCAGACGTGGCGCTCAGTTGTTTGGCGATACTGGAAGGAATAGCCGACATAGGCATCAACAAGTCTGGATGCAGTTCCAATAAACGAGTCAATCGCGGCATCGGTGAGGGCAGTGCCAGAGGCGTCGGTGAGATCGCCAAGTTGATAGTCTCTGAATTCCTCAGCGGTCAGATATCCAAGGGTTTTCCCACGGGTCGTGGTATAGGCGCTTGCCGCGCTTGTGGAGCTGTTGAAGAGGCGATAGGTGTGGAAATGGCCCTCTGCGGCCCCCTCGTCGTCGTACTGGTATGTGCTTACGGTTGGAACAAGGGTCACAACCTGACCAAGGTTTGCCCACGTTCCTGTCTTGGCGTCGGCATCTGCCTTGGTGCTTGCCCTGCCGATCTCAATCTTGTTATAGGAAGCGATCTGCGTGGCGATATCTGTGACTGGGATCTGTACTCTGATCATGCCTTGATTGTCGCGCGAATGACCCCTTTAGTCTACCCCTTTTTGATCTACCACTATGCTAGAATCTGGGCACAGGGAGGTTCAATGGGCAAAAAGGCTAGAGAGAATCGAGAGCGCCAGATCGCCGAGGAACAAGCCGCAGCTAGCCAAGATCTTCCGAAGGTCTGGGTATCCACGCCGTCCCTAGACGGGAATATGTCGTGGGGGTATACAAAAACTGTTCTTGACATTCAGCGTGCATGCTCTAAGTTTGGGCTGAAGTTTGGATGGCGAATTGTTTGGGGAAATTCAATCCTCCCGCTGGCACGCAACAGGATTGTGCAGCAGTTTATGTCAACAGGATATGACTTTCTTGTCATGCTTGATGGCGATATTGAGGTTGATGCCAAGGACATCATGGGGGCAGTTCTTAGCGGCAAACAGTTTGTTGCAATCCCGTGCTCAAAGCGTGCAATGAACTTTGACCGCCTGCAGCAATTTACACTTGCTGCAGGAAAAGACGTTCCGTCACACTTCCTATCGTCTTACTTCTGCCCGCCAAACTTCATTGTAGGAGAGGATTCAACGAAGGATCTTGATCAGATAGCAACGGATCTTAATCTCGTGCGGGCAGAGAAGGTTGGAACTGGATGTGTGATTCTACACCGATCAGTATTTGAGAAGTTCCAAGAAGCATTCCCAGGCAGGGCTTATCTTGAGCCAAATATGGAAGCAAAGGACCCCAAAAAGGCGGCTCCAATACAGACCTTTGAATATTTCCGTTACAGCAAGGATGCGGAGGGGTTCTTCATCGGCGAGGATTACACTTTCTGCGAGGACTGGAAAGGGCTTGGCGGAGAAATCTGGCTCAAGGTTGATGCGATCACAAGGCACTATGGCCTTACTCACTTCTCATGGGATGCCGCCGCCCTGCAGCCAGTAAGCGTCAACTTTGACGGCGAGGCCGAGTAGTCCTTTTGCAACCGAGGTTGTAAGCCTCGTTTAAATTCTTCCTGTGGATGATGGCGATACCATTCTTAAAGTGGTAGCTAGTGCCATCTGGGAATACGATGTTGCCCTCCAGCGGACCCTGTACCTGCACCTTCTGAAATGGGTCGTATCTCTCTACCGCTTGGCGCAAAATCTTCTTAGCCAGTTTATAGGGGTCTGTGGGATTTGTCATATTCAGATGCTAACAGGAAGGGGTCGGGCTTTCGCCCGACCCCTTCCCAGATCAATCGTCAATTGACGATTAGACCGTTACGCGAACCTTCGCGTTGAACTGCGGACCCTTGTTCGCAAGACCAAACATCACATACATGATGTAGAGGCGCGAAAGGGCACCGGCGACCCCAACAGGGATCTCAAGGGTCGTGATGCTATCCGCACCAAGGTACGGCATGCTCCACGTGTCCTCGTCCACGATATACATATCGCGGTAGTTCGCGGTCGTTGGTGAGGTGACGGTGTACGAGCCGATTGCATCGCCAGCGACCGCAAGGAGCGGCAGGGAGCCAGCAGCCGTAACGACCGAGCCGAACGTCGCACCTGCGGCCTGATCGGCCTGTGCAGGGGCGTTGTAACGGACAAGGTTCGTCAACTCATTGACGAGACCAGCGTAATCCGTTGGCGAGCATAGGATCGCCGACGGGTTTCCGCCGTTATCAAGCACCGAGGCAACAGCGGTGTTGATGGTCGCGAGATAGGCAGCGGTGCCCTTCGTCGCGATTACACCAGAACCAGCGGCTGTCCCGAGGAGCTTGCGAAGACCATCAAACCCGTTCGCATCGTATGCGCCGAGCTCAGCGGTTGCGGCTGCACCAGTGACGGTGGTCGCGTTACCCTGGAAGAGGGTCTTCTGAAGCTTGTGCGCAATGGCAGTGACGCCACCGGCAAGTTCAGATGAAAGACCATTGAATGGCGAGCCACCCTGTGTAAGGGCGAACTGGCTCTTCAGCGTGATTCCTCGGCGGGTAGCAAGCACGGCGACATTGGTCGTCTGGCGTACATACGTGTTGGAATCATCGGTCACGGTGCCGGTCTCCGTCTGGAAGACGGCGTCACCGTAAGCGGTCTGCTGGTTGAACGCGTGCACGAGGCCGTTTGCAGGCTCCTTGCGGATGCGCTCAAAGAATGGGAAGCGCTTTACAAACAGCGAATAAAGGATTGGCTCAAGGTCCTGTCGGATAAGAGCCGTTCCGCCGCTGCTGTCCAGCAACTTCGTGATGTTCGGATTCGCTGTCGCAAGTCGGTTAAGGATATCGGCCGAAGCCTGCTTCCCCGTCTCGCGACCGGCCTGGATGTCCAGAGCCTCACCGAGTTCAGCCGTGTTCATCTTTGAGAACTTCTTGCGAAGTTCGCGCTGAACGGCATATGCCTCGGCGACGTTGAGATCATCGCCAGCCTCGCGGCCGACGATTGCGGTGTCGTTCAAGGAATCAAGTCCCTTCTGAACGTCCTGCAGCTTCTCTCGAAGTGCGTCGCTCATGTTTTTTACTCCTGTGCGTCAAGAAGACGCGCGATGAACGGGTCAAGCCACGGGGCCTTCTCACCGTTCGTTGATTTTTCCGAATTGATTGCTACTTGCTTTCGGCCCATTGGGACGTTGATCATGCGACCAACTAGATCCAGAGCCCTAGCAAGTTCTCCCTCGACCTTGGCCTTCTCCGCAGACAGTTCGGTAACCACGGACTTAACCGCAACGACCTCCTGCTGCGCAGCAATGGCTGCATCGAGCGCCGACTTGGCGATGGCAGCGACTTCCTCCAGAGAAGTAGCGGCAACATCTTCGGCAACCACATCTGAGGAGGCTTTGGCAGCAACCTCAGCAGGGGCTTCCTGAACGACCTCAAGGGTCACTTCAGAATCAGAAATTGGGGCCTCTTCCACCACTGGTTCGCCGTCCTTCTGGACGCCAAGACCAGCAAGAACCGCTTCACGGTCCTCATCGGTGAGATCGGCAAGAATCCCGTTGATGCCATTAAGGACCTCAGCGCTGACGCCACTCTTGTAGCGAGAGCTCTTTTCCCCATCGGCAACAGGAGCCTTGGGCTCCTCAGCGGGCTTCGGTGCGGGCGCTGGCTCAGGAGCCGGCGCTGGTGTGGGAGTTGGTGCGGGAGCTGGGGCTGGCTCAACAGCCTTCTCCACGATCTCCTCTGTTGCGACGGAAGCCTGGATCGCCTCAGGGGCGTCTTCCTCCTCCGTCTTCTCCGCCACATCGGCAGGAGCGGCAGGTTCAGCAGCTGGCTTCTCACCTTCGGTGCTGACAGTTACAGTCACGCGGGTCTTCTTTTCCGCGTCAACGACCTCATCCGCAGTGGCGGTCTCAACGACCTCCTCAGCGACGAGATCCTTCTCGGTCTCGGACATTTCTGTCTCCTCGTCTTCCTCCGCCTCAACGGGCGGATTGCTTCGGGTGAGTGCGCTGAACTTTACAGCAACATACACACCAGTTTCTTCCCAGTCTTCGCCCTGCGGGGCGTAGACGCAGATAATTGCCACCGGTTCTTCCGGTGAGGCATCAATTGGCATATCGGAACCAGGCAGGGAAACTGTTCCCGCGATGACGATTTCATCAACCTCACCATATCCTTTTTGACTGCCGATATTCCAATTTACGTAATCTCCAACCTCTAGTTGACCAGCAGCAGCCTTAATCTCGCTTTTCTTTCCAGAATAGCGCGGATGCCCAGGGTTCAAGAGGTCGTTGTCTGAAGTGTATTTAGGGTTCGCTGGCTTACCTCTTCGAGCAAGAACAAGGAAGGCATTTACTCGCGCCATTGACCATGCTGCTCGGCTGACGCCAGGGCGGTGACTGGTTGAGTATGCGCCAGAACCGCGACGATACACAGATCGCAGGGCGCCGACCCTCACCCTTGTCCAGCTTGGGCGGTCGTCCTCTTTCATCGCAGCATTGTGCTCATTCGCTTTATTTTGAAGAGCTTTTCTAGTAGCGCTGCTGAGAGAAATCCTGCCACCCTGACCAGATGCAGATCCTGGAGGATTTCTATCGCTTCCAACTCTCTGATCACTCGCTGGGGCGGGAGCATCTGCTTTATCAAGCGAGTTATCAAAATAATCTTCTGCAATCTCGTCCTCGTCAGATTTCTCAGACTGCCTAATGCTTTTTAGGGCGCTTTGGAGATATGAGCGCTGATTGGCTGGAATGCCAACGACGGAAGTCTCAAGGAGCTTAACGCTCTCAATGACGTAGGTGTCTTCGCCGTCCGCGCCTTTCTTCTTGGAAACCTTATCAACCTTGGCTCCAATGGAAAGGCCGAGCTTGACGCCGCGCTTGATAGCACGGTAGGTCTTCATGGCAAGGGGGTTCTCGTCTTCGCCGACAACGCGGACATCAATATCGAGGTCGTAGACCTCTTGCTCGGTTTCCCTGTCAAGGCGCTTTACAATGCGCGCATCAGTTACTGAACCAAAGAGGTCGTCAGGAACATTGTAGTTGTGGTTAAGGAAGACCGTCATGTTCTTTTTTGCGGTTTCTTCCATTGATTTAAGCGCCGAAAGTGTCATTTCGTCGCCGTGAAGGTCTCGGATTGTTGATGAGGTCGTCCCGCGAACGTACAGGTCACCGTTCTCGGCGGTATAAGCCTTCAACGCACTCGTATAAAGTTTAAAGTCCACGGAGCCTCCGTTGCTATATTGACTTTACCAATAATTAACCGAGGGTTTACCTGAGTCAAGAGGTGATGTTTCTACCACCTTTTGGCGCATTTACCGAACCCTTTCGGGATAATACACCAGATTGTAACATATCGTGCTTGCCTGTACGATCTGCGGGTAAGACTCCTTAACTGAACCTAAACTAAATCTTAACATTCGTGCTATAATCAAGCCATGTCGCAGTGCTCGCTATGCAGTGAAATTAACTACTCTGGCGATCAGATCAAGGATCTGGCTAGGGCGCTGATCCGACTCCAGCGACAGATTCAGCCGGTCATAGAGTCCTATGAGAGGGGTAGAAGGTCCCACCCGCGATGCGCCTCCTGCGGCATCCTCGCTGGCTCTGAGCACATTGTGACCGAGTTGGTCCCAGAACCCATGATCCCCAGGGCTCGTGGGCAGAAGCGGTACAATGTCTGCCACTGGTGCTATGCCGACCTTCACAAGAGCCGACAGAGCGTCCCGCAGCGTCGGAAGATTGCCATCCAGGTGGATGAGATGCTGAAGGGGGAGGACGAGGAGACAGCAGACACAGATATTGACAGCATCATGCGAGCCATTCACAATGAGCTTGCAATATTTGGCAGTGCAGCCACTCACCGCAGGCCGGAGCCTGGGGCGATTGACCCAGTTGAGGACATAGACCCAGAAGATGCTGATTCCTGGCGTTGATTCAACGATTGAGGTTCAGTTCACAGACGGAACTTTCGTCGTGCCAATACACTGGACGAATGCCCTTAACAAGAGAACTATAAATTATGTCAATGGACGACGTGTAGTGGATTGCACCATTGACGAAATGCGTAAATTTGTCAATACTGACGCAGTGGATACCATTTGGTTCAATGCGATCAGGAAACAGCGTAGCGGAAGGTAGTCATGGCAGAACAGCGATCTATCCTGCAGCGTATCTTTGGGGGCGCAGCTCGGGCGACAACCGAAAAGGCGACACCGTCGCTTGTTCCAGACGCCGGTCCATATGCTCGCGGCGCCTATGGTTTAAACACCGTCACCAAGATGAGTACCGAGCAACTGCGCCGATGGTCGCGCCACAATCCTTGGATTCGTGCAGCAGTAAACCTTCGCCGACAACAGATCAGCCGAGCAAAGTGGGACATTGTTACCACCGATGCTGGAGATATTGCAGATCCGCGAACCGTACAAAAACTGCGCGATCTGCTACGACGACCAAACCCAAGGGGCGACTCTTGGCGCTCATTCATTGAGCCAGTCATTGAGGACATCCTTGTCCTAGATCAGGGTGCGATTGAGGTTGAGAAAAAGGTTGGCTCTCGCGTTGGGGCAGATCCAATTGCCTACCTTTGGAACAAGGATGCGGCACGAATTGCTTTTGACACAACTTGGGACGGTCGCGATGAAAGCAAGCCGCGATACTACGAGTTGGATGGCGCGGGAAAGCAGGTTGCGACATACAAGAATGACGAGTTAGTTGTCATAATTGCAAACCCAGTTACCTACAGCCCAATCGGTCTTTCTCCACTTGAGGTTCTTGCGGAGACAATTACCGCAGACCTTGATGCTGCGGCATACAACGCAAAGGCTGTTTCTCAGGCAGCTCCACCGGGCGTTCTACACCTTGGAGAGGGAGTTCGCCCAGATCAGGTTGATTCATTCAAGGCGTATTGGGAAGCCGAAGTTGCTGGCAAGAGCCAAATTGCAATCACGGGTGGTGGCAAGGGCATGCAGTGGCTTCCACTCGCTGCTTCAAACCGCGACATGCAGTTCATGGAGTGGCAGGTTTATCTTGCCCGAAAGATCTGTGCAGTTTTTGCCGTGCAGCCACAAGACATCGGTATTTCATTTGACATCAACAAGAGCACCGCAGAAACCAATGCTGCGTTCACCTACGACAACGGAATTGTTCCGTTGGCTGAGTTGATTGCCGAGTATCTGACTCGAGAAGTGGTTGCCCGCTATGACAGAGACCTGCGTTTCGTCTTCACGGAGATTGGACGCACGGCACAGCAAACCATTGCCGAGTACAACAAGATGGCTCTTGGCGGACTGCCATGGCTACGCATCAACGATGCCCTTCGTGAGCGCGGTCAAGATGGGATTGGTCAGATCGGTGATCAAATCCTTTTCCAGACCCCGAAGGGATATGTCCCCTCAGACCGCTACGCTGAATATCTTGACACGGTTGTTTTTGGATCTAGTGCGGTCAACGAGCCGCCGACGCCGGATAGCCCAGAAGATATCGGTCCACAGAACGGCGAGGATATGCAGCCAGACCCCAGTCCCAATAACACGCCGAACCAGAATCCATCGGACCTTGAGAACAAGCTTAGGCTCACGATTGAGATTGACGAGGCAAAGTCCGCTGGTGATTCCATCATTGTTGCCGATATTCAAGGCACATTGACAGCATCGGATGACAATGATCAGGTCAACGAAGTGGTTGCAGACTATCTGCGAAGAAAGTCTGAAACGCACAGAATATTCATCGTGAGCAGCAGATCCGTGAAGCGACTGCAAGAGACCGAGGAATGGCTTGATGAAAACGACATTCCACACGATGTCGTTCATTTGAGCGATTTCCCCGCTGGTGCTGGTCTGCAGTTCAAGAAATACAGAATGTCAAAGATCCTCAAGGAAAGCGGTAGGGTCGTTGAAGCAATTGAAAACGACGCAGATACTCGTGACGCCTATCGGGCACTTGGTGTCCCGCAGGTTCACGGACCAGAAGATGTAGCAGAAAAGCACGCTGCAGCAGACTACTCAGGGATCAGCCTGAATGTCCCGTCGGCCGTAAAGTCGGAAGCAAAACGAGGACTTGATTGGCGACGAGAATTTGGTCGCGGAGGTATTGGGCCAGGTCAGACAACTGCACGTATGCTCATCAGCAACACAATGACGATTCCACGTGTGCGCAAAATGCGCGCATTCCTTGCTCGACATGAGGTTGACAAGCAGGGCGAAGGGTTTAGGCCCGGACAGCCGGGATTCCCATCCGCTGGTCGTATCGCATGGGCGCTCTGGGGCGGCGATCCTGGGGTTGCTTGGTCAAATAAGATTATGCGCCAAGTTGAGGCTCGCGAGCGAAAGAGTTAATTCGTGACGCCAGAAAAGACATATCACCCACAACCGTGCTATTTTCTTCCATGCCGAGTGATGACGGCTGAGAGGGGATCAAGAAAGAAGGGAGGTCCCGATGAGCCACGATTACTACCGAGCGTATCGAGAGGGACACGAGTACAACGGGCGCGTCGCCGATTACCTGAGAAGCAAGGGAATTGATTGCGAAGTCCCCGAACTAGAACTTGAATACGACCCTGCAAAGTGGTCAAGGTTCACCCGTAATGAAAAAGACATCATCCTTGCAAATGGAGATGTTATTGAGGTGAAGTCAATCAATCAGAACTTTGGGGACGACCCAAACTCTTGGCCGCTTGAGCGAACTATCGTTGATACATACAGTGGGTTTTACGGAAAGAAAAAACGTCCAATTGCGTATGTGTTTGTAAGCAGGAAAACCGGCAGGATGCTCGCGATGTCTGCAGAAAAACCAAGTGCTTGGTGGGTTGAGCGAAAGTACGATAAGTTTCGTCAGCGAGAAGATGATTTCATCATTGCCCCAAAGAGCATGCTGCGACCTATGAACAAGCTGGTTGAATACCTAAAGAGTCGGCAGTGAAAAGATTGAGGATCAAGCAAGCCATCCGCCACAAGGACCCAGTTACCTTAGGGGTCGCCCGCGAGGTGTTCAAAAGGGACGGTGGATGCGTTGGCCCAAAGATAGGAATGATTGGAAGGTGCGGGACGCAGTTTGGCCCATCTGACAGATTTGGGCTAGAACTGGATCACGTCAATTCTTCTGGTCTGGGCAAGAGGGGGCCATCAATCCCACAGAACCTTGTCTCATTGTGCGGTCTCCATCACAGAATGAAGACCGAGCAGTCTAGGGTCTGGCGCCCGCTGATTAACAAATATCTGAATAAGTTTTATGGTCAGGCAGAATAGACCTGCCTCCCCTTGACATGTCAATAAGAGCCCTGTATGCTTCTGGCATGAAGTTGGAAGGAGCGACCAAATGGCGAATTGCGTGAATTGCGGAAAGCAAGTCACTTCGCCTGAGGCTGCTCGATGCTGGTGGTGCAATCACAAGCATCGCTCCACTTCTGCTCTCGCATCGCTTGAAATTCGGGCTAGCGAGATTCAGGGACTAAAAGATTCTGGAATGACAATGGTAGACATCGCGAGGAAGCTCGGGATCAGCCGCCAGCGTGTGTACCAGATTCTTGGAAAGGTAAGGAAGTGACAGAAACTCAAAAGATTGAGTTGGGGCTTCGTGGTAAGTCCTGCTTTGTTATGGCACTTGAGTCGCATGAGACCGCAGGGGCCCTAGGCAAACATCAATCTGCAGAGAAGGAGGCAATTGTTCTCTCCGTCGTGGCTGATGCACACGCAATCCTAGAGGGTGCATTGGCTGACAGTGGTGAGAACCTAAGTGCTGAAGACCTGCTCTGGATCAAGCGCGGCATCAGCCTTGCCTGCGAGGAGTGGATTCGCTCTCCAGAAGACATCAACACGGTAGGTGTCTAAACTTAGTGGGCAAAAGGGGAGGGAGTGGCGCCTTATGCAGCGTGCTACCTGCGCGCACATCTGGCAGGTCATTGACGACTCTTGCATTCCCCATGATGTTGTGGCAAAATATCTTGAGTGCCATCCGCAGTACCTTCGGGACCTTCGGTTTGGGCATGTGAAGATGAGTCGGCCAATGAGGGCTAAGATAAGCGACCTTCTCGGAGTTGCCGAGGAGGATTTGTTTAGGGAGTATCTGCGCAGAGCCGCAGAGCTTAAGAAAGGTAGGTAAAAGAGATGGCTTACGGAAATAGTTCAGCGCCGGAGAAGCGCAGGGCATTCGCAGCAGACTATGTTGAGGTAGCAGACCGCATCAAGGCTTGGTACGACGCGTATCCAAATGCGCGAATTGAGACCGAGCTTGTACAACTCACCGATAAGGTCGTTGTGATGAAGGCGCAAGTCTTTCGCGGCGAAACATTGGATGAAAAGCCAGCGGGTGTCGGGCATGCCTCTATGTCAATTCCGGGCAGCACCCCATACACGCGTGGGTCGGAGCTGGAGAACACCGAGACAAGCGCCGCTGGGCGTGCGCTTGTGATGGCTGGTCTTCCTTCAAAGAAGGTTGCGTCTGGCGACGAAATCCGCGCCAAGGGTGGCGCCGCAACCAAGGCTGATCCAATCGTCGCTGCGGCAAAGAACATCTTTGACGACGTGAAGATTGAAGATAGCCCAGTGGTGTTGAACTGGCTTGATGCAATTGACTCTGCGAGCGATGCTTCGGAATTGCAGCGAGTTGGTCAGGAAATTGCTGGTCTTGACCTCAGCGAGAATGAGCGTGGCATGCTCCAGAGTGCTTGGAAGAACCGACGCGCGGCTCTTGCCTGATGGAGTTGATCCGCCACGAAGAGCGACATCCTGAGTACGTCAGCGTCAGCGAGTTGAGAGAGTTCCTCTCCTGCCCGCTACGCTGGTGGTACAGGTACCGCCTCGGTCTTTGGACAGACA